GTGTGGCATTTGCATGTGGAATATGACCCAATAACAAAAAAGCTAGTATATGATCGTTCTTTACGACCAGGAAATGGATCTACGTTGTATGGATTAGAAGTAGCAAGAGCGATGGATTTACCTTTTGAGTTTATTGAACAAGCGCTACAGAATCGTCATAAGATTATGGGCTCTACGGTTCAGGATGCTGCAACTACCTCTAGTTGGAATCAAACCATTGTGCGAAAAGAATGCGAGATTTGTAAACATCCGATTACAAAGGAACTAGAAGTTCATCATATTCAGCATAGAGCAACGGCAAATCATGGGATTTTGGAAAATGGAACATCTATGAATGATCCTAGAAACCTAATGGTGATTTGTCAGAAGTGTCATGATGAGATTCATGCAAATAAAATAGAAGTAGCAGAGTTAAAGATGACATCGGATGGTCCTGAGCGGATTATTAATATCAAAGATGACAAAAAAGAAAAAGAGGATGCACAAGACAAACGAAAGGGAAAATGGTTAAAAGAGGAGCTAGAAACGATCACGGATACATTAAAGCAGTATACGTCAACGTCATTAAAAGCAATTAAAAATATGTTGTATTCAAAACACAATATTGATATTAGCGAATCAATGTTGGGTAAGATGAAACGTAGTTTGGAAAGCACTTAAGCACTTAAGCACTTTTTAAAAAAAAGTGCCCAAAAATCCATTAGGGACTATTATAAAAGTGCCAAGAGCTATTCTAAAAAGTGCTAACCGTGAGGGGGTTAGGGGGACGCTCCTAAGGCTCGCAGTCCCTGCGGGCCTGCTTTGTGCGTCTCCCTTTAGCGGCGGAAACCGCCACCCTGAACCGTGCCACCACCTGCTTCACGACGACCATTCTGTTCAGCACCACTATTGACGGTCATGAGATCTCGGACAAATTCAGCCGAGCCACCTTCTACCCCTTCCAGCAGTTTCATGATATGTTTACGATAAACCAAATTCTCTTCTGTTAGCAATTCAATCTGTTTCCGGAGAACATCCACTTCACGACGAACCGCAACAATTTCTTGACGAACGGGATTACCAGCTTGGTAATTTAGGCCAGCACCGTACAAAACGGATGTCATTTCTGTTTTGCACTTTTTTAAAAAAAGTGCTCAAAAAACCACAGTGCTTTTTAAGAAAAAGCACCCAAAAATCCTAATGCACTTTTTAAAAAAAAGTGCCCAAAAAATTATTCAACTTTTAAGAAAAGCTCTCTAATATATTTTTGCGGACTTTTTTTTAAAAAGTCCCCCCTAAAATATTTTTGCGGACTTTTTTTAAAAAAGTGCATTAGAGATCATGGCAACCCTTCATAAATTTACGGGGCCAACTACACCTCCAACACCATTGGTATACCCATCTTTAGCAGGAAAACCTCAAAATACATATACAAACGTTCTACTCATTGATTCCAGAGTCAAGAACTATCAGCAGGTGGTAAGCTCTGTAAATGCAACAACGCTTCCAATAGTCTATTCTACAAACTCTTCCAGTCAGGAATTATTTGCAGTGCTTCAAGCCAATTTCACAAGTATTCCTCGTCTCGGTCTATTTTTTCACTCTTCGAATGGAAAAACACAGGGATTTTTAAACAAACAGCCTTTTTTCTTAAATACAGAAGTTGCCCCATACAGTGACAATGTTGCATTTATGATTACGATTATTAAGGGGTTTTCTATTAAAAATATTGATTTTCTTGCATGTAACACATTGAATTATACGAACTGGACAAATTATTATGCCCTACTTTTTTTACAAACAGGTGTGATAGTCGGTGCATCAAATGATAATACAGGCAATCTGAAATATGGTGGTGATTGGGTAATGGAAAGCACAAGTCAAAATGTAGAACTAGTATATTTTACAAAGAGCATTGAATATTATCAATATATATTATCAATCGTGGTAGATTTGCAAACCTTTCAATTAAATTATCCAGGTTCGGTCTATGTCATATTAACGATAGATATCAATAGTTTTTATAATTATGAAGGATTTCCTGCATGGGCAGGAGGTGGCACAGAATATCCATTATATTCACAGCCAAATTGGTTGTATGATTTTCAATTATGGGAGAGTGGAACTCGGATGTATTCCTTTGTTGACTTGGATGGAATTGTATTAGAGTCAAATACACCATATCCATTTGTAGATCCATTGAATCTTCAGGCATTTTGTGTTGCATTCTGGACATCAGATGAAAATGTAGGAGCAAATAATTGTCAAGAACTTATTATTGGTAATATATCCTATGATCAAATATTAACAGGTATAGTCGGTATAACATGTTTTAAAGAGGATACAAAGATTTTAACGGATACAGGATATCGTGCAATTCAGTATTTACGAAAAGGCGACATGATTAAAACACTTCTTCATGGATTTGTCCCCATTGATAGGATTGGTTATCGTGAAATCATTCATGTTGCAAATACAGACAAACGTATAAAAGAACAGCTATATTCCTGCTCAAAAGAAGCGTATCCTGAAGCAACCGAGGAGTTGGTCATTACAGGATGTCATTCTCTTCTCGTGGACCGATTTGTAAACAAAGATGAACGACAGGGAGCAATTGATATACTTGGAAATGTATATATGACGGATAATAAATATCGCTTGCCTGCATGTGTGGACCATCGTACAAGTGTATATCCAGAAGCGGGAGAATATAAAGTATATCACTTTGCACTGGAAAGTGATAATTATTATACAAATTATGGAGTATATGCAAATGGTATTTTAGTAGAAACAACATCAAAACGATATTTGAAAGAAATCTCAGGTATGACATTTGTATAATATGGTATGAAACGTACGATAACAATCTTTACTTTTTTTCATTACTTTTGGAAAAATGTAAAAATTGATGATATAAACGTTTCCTAAGAAATCACTAGGAAGCATGATTATCCCCATTCGTTGTATGAACTGCGGTAATCCTCTTGCAGACAAATGGTTGTTTTATCAGCAAAAGGTGAAGGAGCTACGTGGATCAGATAAGGCAGAGCCTATTTATATGGATGGTAAGTCCGTTCCGGTTACTCCTGAATTAAAGGTACTAAATGCACTGGGTCTAAAACGCTATTGTTGTCGCAAGCACATGTTGACACATGTGGATTTGATGGATAAAATCTAAGCGCTTTTTCAAAAAAAGCGCCCAAAAACACTTATTCTATTTTTTGTGTTATTCTTTTTACAAATAAACGTTTTTGGGCACTTTTTCTTAAAAAGTGCAAGTAGAGAGAACCCACAATGGAGTTTTTTTTACCAGGAGTATTACTTTTTTTAGTAGCAATCGTAATTGTTATGGTTGCACTTCCCAAAGCAGGTCCATTAATCACTGCTATTCTTGCAATTGTATTTTTATTATACGGCATAAATGATCACTATGCTATGTTTGCAGCAGAGTACCGCCTAAGTACATGGCAAGACAGTTTAAAAATTTATGCTCCGGCTATTATGATTATTGCTACCATTATTTATGTAATTTATGCGATTCTTGCATTTTTTACAACGGGTAATGTTCCTGTTCCCACCGTTCCAGATATCCTTGTTCCCTCGCCAAATAGTACAACAGGCTCTATTATGAGCTCTATTGGCAATGTAGCAAATTCTATTAAGAATAAGGCAAATAATTTTATATCTAACAATAACGGCAATAGAAATAATGGTAGTTTATTTGGAAACTTTGGAAATAATTCCAATAGAAGAAATAACAATGTATCCCGAAGTTTTGTAGAAACATTTTAACATGAAAGAATAGGAATGGTTCGTAAAACCAGAAAACATACTAAAAAACATACCACCCGCAAGGTACATTCTATACCAGAATTACGGCGTTCCTTTGAACATATGGAAGAATATGCTGATAAGAAGATAACTAGTAAAGAAACAAAGGACAAAATGGTAAAAGATCTGCGTAAGGAATGGTTGCGTGTATTTGGAAAAGAATTACATAAACCTGCTGCAGAAGCTTTTATCCATGATCGCATGATGCATCATTCTGGTAAGCGACGTCGCACCATTAGACATCGTGGTGGATCTCTCACAAGTAACCCAATCGCAGGCGCCCCCCTAGACTATAGTGTTCGTGCAGGGGTCTATTTAGCTCCAGAAAGTATTCCTACTTCAAATGGCCACTTGCCACTAGCAAATGGCGCTCCTTCTTCATTTGGAAGTTTTACAAAATATGTAGATAGTGGATTTTGGAATCCAGAACCTGCTCAGTCCTATGATCCAGTGGCTGGTCAGACAAAATTTCCAGTGGTTCCAGTGGGCACAGGATCTAATGAATTTAATGCCCGAGGAGGAAGTAGAAAACGAAAAGTTCGCAGAGGAGGTAGTTTAACAGGTTCACTTGTATCACAAGCCTTTTCTCGCCCCATTCCCTCCTATTCTCCCTCTGGACCCATGCAGGATATGCAAGACATGTGGCATGGAAAGACAGTAGGTCCTTCCCCCGATCAAGTTCAGCGTCATGTTAATTTTGGTTATAATACTATCTATCCAAAAACAATCAGCTTTTAATTTATTAATACTATTATTATTGTATTATTATTATACTAAAATAATAATAGAACAGTTTAAGAAGTCTTTTATTCTAATAGGTCAGATAGATGGCGCTTACAGGAGATGAAGCACGGGATCTGTCACGAAAAATGATTGACACCTATTTTCGTACGACATCCTATCCTTATACGAAGCACCATATAGATTCGTATGATCAGTTTTTGCAACAAGATTTAACCAGTATTATTCGTTCTCAAAATCCCATTCTGATTCTGAAAGATTTGATCAATGAAAAGACAAATACATATAAATACAGAGTAGAAATTTTCGTAGGAGGAGAGGATGGATCTGCTATTGAAATTGGTACTCCGACAATAAGTCTTCAAAATACGGATGAAGTTCGCATTTTATTTCCGAATGAGGCACGGCTTAGAAATCTAACTTACGCATCTACTATTTATGCAAATATTATTGTTAAAATAACGTACACAACACCAACAGGAACTACATTAGATTTATCCCCACCTCCAGAAACCTTTCAAAAATGGCCATTGTGTAATATGCCGATTATGCTTCATAGTCGTTATTGCATTTTGCACAATAAGCCAAAAGAATTTTTACGAGAAGTAGGTGAATGCCCATATGATAATGGTGGATATTTTATTGTAGATGGTGCAGAGAAAGTACTTGTTACTCGTCAGGAGCAGGCATTTAATACCTTATATGTTACTCCGCAAAATGATCCAAAGATATCAGTATATGCATCCATAGAATGTTTATCACCTGAGTCTCGCCAGGTTAAACGAGTTGCCTTTGCATTAACCCGTCATGTAGAAAAGGAAAAATTTACGACACATGCAACTATTCTTGTATCGTTACCATTTGTAAGAAAACCGATTCCCTTATTTGTTCTTTTTCGTGCCATGGGATTTCAATCCGATGAGGAGATTCTAAAACTTATTTTCCCTGATTTTGA